TACTGCAACACGTCTATGACCAGATTACTTACAATATTCAGAGCTAATAAAAGCACATATTGTTTGAATACAATGGGATGAGGAACTTCTGCTGACAATGTTTGTAGTGGACCCGCTGGGAGTTGAACCCAGGTCTTAAATACTTCAATATTAGAAATTTATACAGCTTTTGCTCTAATGTTTCTGCCCAGTGTTTCCCGAGCCAGGAAAACCATGCCTATGTATCTTTTACTTCTGCTAGGTGCAAGAAGAGGGCCAACTGATTCTGGTAAACCAGCAGTAAGCCTCCACCATCCAGTTTTCTATCCTGGCAAACTGAGTATTAATCTGCTTAATCTTTGGCTTAAGCTGCCACAGCCATTTCTTCTACAGAAGAAATAAGTGAGTAAACTTTACTCATATTAGCTTGTACTTGGGTATTCTCTTTTGTGTTTCCGTTTAATTGGTTCACCTTAGTTTACAGTTATCTCTCTGGCTGATTTCTAACACATAACATATCTAATCAAAGCCAAGTCGGGCCCAATTAAATAATTCTTTAGTATGCTTGGAAACTTAATCCACTACACCATATACCTCTAAAGAATTCAAGCTTCTCTGCTGCGAAATGGCAGCGGTCCACTTATAAGATAAAATCTTAATCTTGTTTATACTCTACTTAGGACATCGGCTAATCACAAGCTGAGCCAATTCAGAGACCAGGAATAGTTATTAACTGGATAAAATTTATAACAAATGGATAGCTTCCTGAAGCTTCTCTATCCTGATTAAGACTTTAAGAGATATTCTTGACCTGCCTATTTATTACAGGTAGTCCTCATTTAAGAGCTCACTAATTCTGAATGTAAGGAGCAAGAATAAAGGTAAACAATTCATATCCGGCTTTCTTAAGAGCTTGAGCCCTGCACATAGTCGGTTTTATTACTATTGGCTTCAATGAATTGTTATGGGAATAGTTTGGATAAAACAAGAGGGAAAGAGATGCTACCATTAGTAGACTTAATCTCTTTCAATCTCGTTGTCAAATTTAATCCAACCTAAATTTAGGTTAATGCTAACTTTCCTTTAAGGATACTAGTATCCTGTTGTAAAGTTGCATAATCTCTCTCCATTTGTCGCATATCTTGATCTCTCAATGCTGACAATTTAGTACCAATTGATACTAGAATTTCATTCTGTTCTTTAGAGCTAAAATCTCTTCTTAACAAATACACCACTTTATCTACATAATCATTTTGAACTTCAGGTTCAGGTGATAAAAATGCAGATAACTGTGTTCTACAGTAATTTAAAAACTTCTTCATATTATTTAGTTGGATTAATTAAACTTCCAAAATGTAATTTAACAATTAATATTAATGCTAAAACTTAGTGAGGGTGTCGCGAGGAGGCTTAACACAAAAAGGAAAAGGGACTAAAGTCCCTCCTCATTTCCTAACTCTTCTAATAGAGCCTTTAATTTCATTGCAGCTAATACTTCAGGATTTTGTCCTATTATATTAGCAGTCTTTTCTGTTACAAATAGAGTGGCTATAAATAACAACTCATTATAACTAAACTCTTTAGCTATATGCTCACAAAGCTGACTTTGTTTAGGCATTTCCATAATTATGTACTTACTTGAATGAGCAAGTTTATTATTTATGCTGTTTAAATCATTTTGATTAAATCCTAATGACTCAACAAAAGAATTCTTTTCATGGTTAAATACTGTTGCCATAATCAAATCTTGGTATAAAGTTAGGTATTACACTTATGCTAGTAATATTTCTATCACTATGAGTTCTTAAGAATTCATTGAGAGCTTCTTTTATAGTGTTTGCTTCTACAATGTCTTCAAGGTCTGTTGACACATCATTTCTTTCTGCCCAATAACATATTAAATATTTCTTCATAATAATTGACTTTGTCAAAAAAAAAGACTAACTTTGCCTAACATAGTTTTTCTATGTGCACTACAGTGCAATAGGAAGACTAATGAGACAAACTTCTTGTCCCACTAGCCTAACTGTATAGTTTTCTTTTTTTGGTTCTTTTTTTCTTTAAGGTATAAATGATTTAAGTAAGATAGGTTAACTACCTGATTATGACTTAGTTGTCTTGCCTTTATAAATGCAATAAGCTAGATTAATAATTGATACACCAAATAGGTATGGCAATTCAGCTACTTCTCTGCTACCTTCTAGTGTGCAGATAAAAAATATCCCACCAAAGAATACTATGGAAAGGATAAACCAGTGTTCCCAAGCTGTTTGCTTGGCATCTTGTTTTTGAAATTCAGTTTGTTTTTTCATGTTGGATTAAAGTATTTGATACCAAAAGAAACCACTAGTTATTTGTCTTATTTGGACTAGTTTATTGTCTTGGTAAAGTTTAATGTTAGGAATAATAGGTGTGTTATCAACCACTGTAACTACAGCTGTAATAGTAATTTGAGTATCCTGAGGTACATAAATAGAGACAGGAGTAGTAGTGCTATAATGAGCACTATTTAACCAGTATTCAAATGGTTTGTTGTCATTTGAAATGGTAATTAAATGCTTACTTGGTTCAGCATTAGGTGTAGGACTATCTTCAGGTGTACAACTTTGACAAGTAATAAGAAGAATAAGGGTAAGGAATAAAATGTTTTTCATTGTGTTGGATTAAATGATTGGTTATTAAAAAAAGCTATTAAAACAGGCCCTAATTAAAGGGCCTAATTTTAGGTATTATTCATTGTCTTGGTCAATTAGGTTTTTTAATTGGCCTTCAATTTTAACTGTTCCTACTTTTCTACCATAATCTGATACTGATATTGAATCATCAGTTATTGTGAATTGGTACTCAGGAGATTCATAACCATCTATTGAACCAATGTAAATGGTATCATTAGACATGAATTCTAATAGAACAGGACTTCCATCAACAGGAATGCCTTCTAAATCATCATTCCAAATAATAGTTGGAAATGTATTATTTACTGGTTCTGGAATAGATTGGTAAATATTGACACAAATAGATAAGCATAATAATGCTGCAAGTAAAAATAAATAGTTTGTTTTCAAGGTGTGTTGGATTAAATGGTTATTATAAGTATTTCTTGTATGTTTTGCCTGATTTAGACACCACATAAATGAAGAGTTTACCTCTTGTTGATTTATACACTGGTAATTTAGTACCATGATAAATAGCTATATCAGCAGTTTTAGTAGCTGATGCTGTGTCTTTCTTCTTGTCAAGGTTATAAATAGTTTGACTTGACATTGATAAAGAAAGAAATAGGAATGCGATAATGAATAGATTTTTCATCTTATTATTGGATTTAATTGGTTAAGTAAATAAAAACTATCTGCTCCCTGTTATTGACAGCTTGCTTCTATACCCAGATCTTTAGGTGCATTCTTCATCTCAGATAGTTTACTAATTTGTGATAGGTATTAGTTAGACCAGTATAATTCTGCAATATGATAGCTGATCAAGGTATATCTTAGACTACATTATGTCTCCTTACCTTAGGTATTTTATACAGGTTCAAATGTATCTACCTTTCCTGTGTATTTAAAATAAAGCTATTAACATTATATGATGTTAAAAGTAAAAAAGTAAAAAAAGTGAGAATAAAGGTGTGAAGTTGTTACACCCACACCTTTATCAACAAAAAACTAAAGAAACTATAAAGTTTCTTCAGCTTCTCTGTATACTACAATAGTTTTTGCAGTATATTCACCTTTAGCACCTTGTTTAACTTGGGTATTTAGACCCAATGATGCAAGACTACCATTTGCCTTAACTTTGGCTAATGTATCTTTGTGAATAAGTACAGCAACTCTGTTGCTATTATCCCAATGCTTAAACCATTCAGTTACTTCTCCACTCTCTGTGGTAACTGCATTTAGATTGATAGTTTCAATCCCTAATTCTCTCTTAATCTCAGCTAAATTTGCCATATATAAATAAATAAAGTTAATACTCTCAATTAGTGAGGGTGTCGAGACAAGGAATTACTAAAATAAATAAGGTAACTACACCAACTCCGGTTAATATGGTTAACTGAAAGAAAAAAGAGAGAGAAGCTAATTGCTCCTCCCTCTCTTAATGCAGTTTACCCTTGGTATTATCTCAACCTGATTAAATACATCCCGTATTTAACCACACTGTTTGAAGCTTAGTCACCATACAGTGCCAAAGTGTGGGTTAATTACTCCCATTCTAGCAATAAACTGTCTCACAATCCCTTACTATAAATAGCTTAGATGATTATATTGCAAGAATTGGAGCTGACCTTCCACAATTTAGCCTGACATATCTCTATGTTCTCTAATTGTAGGTCACTTTATAGCACTCCAAACCTTAGTGTGGGTGTCGAGATAAACTCAACTGCAAAAAGAACCAGTTATAGAGGTAAAAAAATAAAAGATAATAGCTCCTATATTACTAAGGAGCCATTATCTATTGCTATCTGTCTTTGTTCTCTTTCCCACTCATATCTCATAGCATCATCTACTTCTCTTAGAGTTATGATAAGTTCTACGAATCCCATTTCTGTGATAGGTTTGCCATAGTTATTAAGGATATGAGCCTGTAATTCTTTTGCATCCATGATTTAAGGATTAAGATTAATACTAGTGATTAGTGAAGGTGTTGACCAAGGCTGTTTTAAAAAGAAAGATGAGCTTATTGCTCATCTTCTTCTGCTGAAGCTAAGATATCTATGAAGATATCAGTATAGCTATCGTTAATCATGTCTTGCATATCAAGTTGGATTAAAGGTTAATACTATCACTAAGTGAGGGTGTTGCCTGAGGTTGTTTGTTAAAAGAAAGAGAGTGTTTCCACTCTCTATCTTATTCTAATCTTTAAGGAGTTACGCCTTACGCATTAGATACGCATCTGTATAGTTAGCAAAACACACTATAGAGTGTGTTCTGCTTCTTTGTAGGCAACAATGGTATGAGCTATGTACTCGCCTTTGGCTCCCTGCTTAGTGGAAGTCTTGATGCCCAATGCTCCCATACTTGGTGTAGCCTTTATCTTGTTGAATGTATCCACATGGACAAGAACAGCTATTCGGCTATTGTTATCCCAATGTTTCATCCAAGATGTCTTCTCTCCAGTCACAGTTTTAACAGTGTCTAGGTTTAAAGTTTGATACCCAAGTTGTGATTTGATTTCATTGATGTTCATGATAGTTTTATTTATAAAGATTAATACTCTGAATCAGTGAGGGTGTTGAGATATTATTTTACGCCCCAGGATTTCCCCTTTGAGTTTCAACCCAGGGGGGACTTGTAATCCTAAAACTTTGTGGGGGTGCTGAGCTAGGGAGGATCACATATCTATAAATTTTAAAAAAATTTTTACTACCATAATAGGGTAGTATTAAATATTATTATTAACTTTGCTAAATATTAATCTGAACTTATGACCAAAGCAATCTCTCAAAGAAAGGAAGAATTAAGACTTCAAACACCTGAAGGGTTAAAGGATACTTTTCCTTTGTATCCCACAGTTAGAAGAGAAGAAAAGGAAGAAAAGATTTTCTTTAGTACTTTAATAAGAAAGAGATATGATGGGAAATATTATCTTATTCCTATGAGGTATTCAGCAGAAACTGAAGCTAAAAGTATCCATGGCATTCACGCAATGGCCCATAGATATCTTATGCTAGGAGTCCTGACTAAACAGGATATTATTGACAATGATCAGATTAATGAAGTAGTAAGACTTAACAAACTTAAATAATAAGACAATGGCACAAGATTATGATATTACCTTTATTACAGAGGATGTTCCACCTTCTCCCAATTTTATACAGTCTTCAAAAGGACTAAGAGTTTCTTATGTAGCTAGGCAAGAAGTTAAGCTTATTACACAGATGCAGATTGAAGATATAGAAGCTGTTAAACAAGGGAAGATAAAAGAACCTAGGGATTTGACTCAAATTAAACCTTCATTTTGGGACTTAATGAAGACTACTTGGAAAAGAGAAGCTGAGATAAAGTATCCTGATGATGGAGATTATTTAGTGTGGATAGTTGACCCAGTGACTGGAGTACCAGTTCCTCTTGGAGAAGTTGTAGAGTTTATTGGAGGAGATATTAGGAATAACCCGGGAGCTGTACCTTGTGTAGAATACCATTGGGACATTAGTAAGATAAGACCTGATAAACCTGAAGTTCCAATAGATCCAAATACTTACATTGTTTCTATGACTTACACTGATTGTTTTAGGAATGTACAAAAAGTGTCAGGTACAATAGCAAAGTTGGGCCCTATTATTTCAGTTTGTACTAATGGAACTACTCCATTTGTTAGTAATGGAGAGTTAACTGTAGGTGATTTGTGTGATTATAACTATGGTAATCCAGTAGATTGTTCTGAATATGTGTGGACCTTAGATGAAAGAGAAGTATATGAAAGAGTAGAAGAAAAAGCAGTAGAAGGAGAACTAATTGTGTCTTTATCTTACCTAGATTGCGAAGGGAAAGAGCATAAGATAGAAGGGACTATTAAAGAAATTGGGCCTGAGACTTATTTTTGTGCACTAATTGATGGCATAGTCTTCTCTTATGGAGAAGTGCAAGCTACAGGTAAAGATTGTGTAAAAACACCTATAAAAAAGTAATTTAAAAACCATTATATGAAGATAATTCAAAAGGGAATTGTTGGGTTAAAAGATGCCCAATATTATGTCTATCATTTGAGTATTATCAATCCTTTTTTACCGATAGAATTAACACCAAAAGAAAGAGAAGTTCTTGGTACATTCATGTCATTTAAAGGTGATCTTGCAGAGAAAGATAGATTTGGTACAACATTCAGAAAAGAAGTCAAAAAAATGTTGACCATGTCAGATGGAGGCCTATCCAATCATCTTACTTCTCTTAGGAGTAAAGGTGCAATCAAGGAAGACCTGTCAGGAATTATACAGATAGCTGCTATCTTATTGCCTGAAGAAAAACAACAAAACTATCAGTTTAAAATAGTACAAGAGTAATGAAATTAACCCATCCTGAATTAATTCAAGAGTACTTTGAATCTATACAAGAGCAGTACCCAGGTCTCACACTACAGCAATGTGATGCGATTTGTTCTGCTCCTTTTATGGAGGTTAGAAAAGGAATTGAATCAGGAGAATTACCTACTATTAGATTAAAATTTTTTGGTACTTTTATAGCTTATCCAAAGAGAGTAAAAGGCATACTAAAGAATCTTGAAAATTTATTTAAAAATCACAAAGTTTCTCCGGGTGTTTATTTCAAGAAGAAAGAGCAGTTAGAGAAATTCCTAAACAAAGTTAAAAATGAAAGCAAAGATAACTTTTAAGAATGTTTGTGCCTTTATTCAAGGGCACTTAAGAGAAAAACTATTCTTCAGTAAATGGTTTAATTGGCTATTGCCTTTACACATTTTTGAACAAATTAACTACAGGTTATTTGTAATGAACAAAGTTTGTTACTCTAATGGAGAATGTGTTGTATGTGGCTGTGCTACTCCTGCACTACAAATGGCTAACAAATCTTGTGATGCTAAATGTTATCCAGCTATGTTGACAGAAACAGATTGGTTCATTTACAAAAGAGAATATAACATTGAGTTTAGATACTTGAATTCTTCTAAACCAAGAGAGTTTGAATTAAGAATAACCCACAAAACAGTAAAATAATGAGTCATTGGAAAAACCCTACCATTAACTTAGGAATTATCAAGGCAGGTACTCCTAAAAAAGTAACTTTTATAGCTTTGCCTGGTATGCCTACGATAGAAACTATTAGACCTTATTGTGGGTGTACTACAACTAATCATAATAAGGAAACAGGAGAATTGGCTATTACATATAGTAATAGTGCAATCCCTGTACAAGTGCAAGGTCCTCAATCTATTACTAAAAGAATTGATGTTACCTATCAAGATGGACTAACTGATGTATTAACTATTAAAGCAATAAGAGTAAGATAATGGCAAATAAACTAACCATAGGAGATTATTTAAGACTGGCTAAGGCTACTCCAACAGTAGAAAAAGAATTTGAATACTTTAAGGAGTATATTTTTAATAGGACTTTAGTTTGGGAAGGAGTTAAAAATCCTAAAGCTGGGGGCAGTCTTCACAATGTTGCTGGAGATTCTGGAGGTTGGACTTTATGGGGTATTGCCTATAATCATAACACTGAGTCTTTTAAAAATTTTGATGATTTCAAAGACACTACTTATGAAGAAGCTGCAGCTATGGCCTATACTAAATACTATAGAGCAATTAATGCATTCATACTTCCACTTGAAGCTAGGCTTATGTATTTTGATACTGCTTATAATATGGGGAATCTTAGAGCCATAAAAATTATGCAAGGATGTGCAGGAGTACCTGCTGATGGAATCATTGGGCCTGCAACCAGGGAGAAAATGCTTAATGTAACTGAAGAGTGTTTGTACAATGCTAGAAATACAACTTACAATAATCTTGTGAGAGCAAACATTAAATTAGGTAAGTTTTTAAAAGGGTGGTTAAACAGATCAACAGCAATCTTTAAAGTTTAATGATTACTCAAAGTTTAGATGTGCCTCTTTATGGCAGAAGATTGCACATTATTATTACAGGAGATTTTACTAAAGATTATCCTGTAATTAATAAAAAGTATCATCAGAATTTAGATGAGAGTGATAATGTGTTAGGCATGTCTCAAATGAGAAAAGCACATCACATGATTGTTATTAATGTAGGCAGACACAGAAGGATATTTAAAGGGATAAATATTGAATGTGAACTTGCTGATACTATTGCTCATGAGTCAGATCATTTATGCAACCAGCTCTTTAAAGGAATAGGAGCTGAAGTAGATGTAAACAATGATGAGCCACATGCCTACCTTTTAGGGTGGACAGTAAAACAGATTACCAGGAATTACTTAAAATTTAAAGCACAAGAGGATGTCAAAAAAATTTAGAATGTACATAACAACTCTTTATATTGATTTTCAAATAGGAGTTAATGTGATAGGATTACCAGAGTTCCATAGTCATGGGGTAATCATTTCAAAAAAGATTAATGAAGTAGATGCTAAAAAAATGAATTTATTATGAGTTTACTATTCACAGTAGAGAGCAAAGTAGTCTCTCCCACAACACAGGTACTACTTATTCCACCTTTTAAAGAGATATGGGAAAGAGATAAATCTGAAGATAAAAGATATGCTATTGAAGACTTTTCTTATATAGAGTTTATGGCTTCAATACAAAAGTCTAATCCTTATTCAGGTTATGCTGAACATCAAAGGCCTGAAAAGATTATCAAAGATATAATCACAAGAGAAGATTGGGACCAAGAAGATCCTCTACTTGTTTATGGTATTGCTAAGTTAAAAGAGTTTCAAGCAGAAGCTTCAGTGACTTACAATTACTATATGGCTGCTAAATCAGCAGCTGAAAAGATGCAACAGTTCTTTATTGGCTTCAGTATGTCTGATGTAAATCTTAGGACAGGAGCACCAATTTTTAAACCTAAAGATATAACCTCAGCTTTGAATGATACCTCTAGAGTACTTGAAAACCTTAACACTCTTAGAGAAAAAGTTGATAATGAGGTATTTGAAGAGGTTAAAAAGAAAGGACAAAAAGTAGTAAGTCCATTTGCAGACCCTACTAGTTTAAAATAAATCATTATCTTTACACTTTATTATTTAATAACTTAAATCAAAACATTATGGCAAAAGTAGTAAAAGGCAGATTAATTGAGGTTGATAATACAGACAGAAAGTTTGGTTCAGCTTTATCTTATGTTGCAGTGCAAGTAGAAGATGCAGATGGGTCTAATGAAAGATGTATTCTTTTCACCCAAGATGAAATCAACAAAGCTCATGAAAGAGCAAAGAAAAATCCTGAAGACCTTACTGAGAAAGGGTTTTTCACAAACTTATTAGACTAATTTAAAACCTAGAAAACATGGCAAAGAACTTAGCATCTATGTTAGATGATGAAGAAATGGGAGAAGGTAAATCTTCTGCTGCAGCAAAAGGTACAAGAGGGACTATTCCTGCTTTATTACTTAAAGCAAGAACTGATGCTCATCTTACACACTTAAGACAGAAGGATAAAACCTTTGCTACTCATAATGCTATGAGTATATTTTATGAAGGAGTTCTTGATTTAGTTGATACTTACATTGAGACTTCAATGGGTATTGATGATTCATTTACCCTTGAAGAAGTAGAAGAATCAGAAGTAATCACTAATCCTTTAGTTTACTTTAAAACTTTGTACAATACTATTTCAGTAGAAAGAGCAGTCATTAAAGAGTCTTTTCTTCAGAATCAAATTGATACTATGCAAGAACTTATTGCTCATACATTATACAGAATCAAAAACATTGTAACATAATGGCAGGTTGGTATGGTTGGAAAAATGGTACTACTAATTGTAAAGAAGAACAAGAATGTGAAATAACCTCTTCTTTATTTACAGAACCTGTAGAACCTTTGTTTAAAGTTAAAACTCATTATACCATAGATATTTGGAAAACTGGAGACTGTTACAGTTTTATGTTTATAAAAAGAAAAGGGGTATTTACTCAAATAGGAGAAGCTAAAAGATTATTTTCTTTACCTAAAACAATTAAGTTATTTAGTATATGAGTAAATTAGGAGCAATTAGAAACCCGGATGGGATTTGGATTAATACAGAAGTGTTCAGAGAAGAAGCTAGAAAGTTTCAGAGGTATGGTACTTACTGTCTAGATCCTTGGGGTTCTCCTGATTGGTTTACATATTGGCAAGAACAAAGAAACAGAATTATTAATGGTTACTCTTCAGGTGGTGTAAAGATTACCGGGGACCATTATTTTTATTTAAACTTCTGCCCTATCTTAAAGGTAGAAGATATGAATGCTAAAAAGTCTGCTAAGATTACTGACTTCCCAGATTTCTGGGATGGAGATTACAATTACTTTTGGGCAAGGGAAATCGCTTTCAATGGTATAGTAGATGGACTAGGAGTTCAAACAGAATTTGAAGAAACTTGCAGGTTTAAAGCTAAGACTTTACCTGAAGCTGAAGTACACAAAGCAGCACTAGAAGAACTATTTAAAGGACTTCAACTTGAAGTTAAAATTGAAGTAGACTACCTAAATGGAGGATATAACCTTATTGTAGGTAAGTCTAGAAGAAAGGGTTACTCCTATAAGAATGCAGCTATTGCTGTTAAGAATTATCTATGCTATCCTAAAGCACTTACTATCTTTGCTGCTTATGAAAAGAAATTCCTTTATCCTAAAGGTATCTTTACAATGGCATCTAACTACCTCAACTTTATTAATGCCAACACTGCTTGGGTTTATCCTAAAGATGTTGTAGATAAAATGGACCACGTTAAAGCCTCTACTATTGAGTATAGAAATGGTGTAAAAGTTGAGACTGGATTTATGTCTGAGATTATGGCACTTACTTTTAAAGATAATGCAGATGCCGCAAGGGGTAAAGATGCTAGAGATGTAATCTTTGAAGAGTCAGGAGCCTTTGGTACACCTGGACTTCTTAAAGGTTCTTATGCTGCTACTCAAGACTGTGTAATGGGAGGAGCAATTAAAACAGGTATGATTACTGTCTTTGGAACATCAGGAGATATGGAAGGTGGTACTGCAGATTATTCTGAGATGCACTCTAATCCATTAAGATTTGGCATGTTACCTTTCCAGAATATTTGGGATGAAGAATCTGAAGATATGAAGTGTGGATTCTTCCATCCTATTACTTGGAACATGGAGGGTTACTATGATGAACAAGGTAACTCTGATACTGTAGGAGCTAAAGCTTTAGAACTTGCTCAAAGAAAAGTATTACTTGATAATGGTGCTACATCTGCTGATATTCAGAAGAGAATGCAAGAGAAACCATTAGGTCCTTTTGAAGCTTTTGGTATGGTAAGTGTAAACAACTTTCCTGTACTTGAACTAAAGAGGCAACTTGAAATAGTTAAAGCAAAGAATTTACACATGATAATGGGTACTCCTGTTAAACTATTTTATGATTATGAGTCTAAGAAAGTAAAAGCAGAACCTATCTTAGATGGCACTGCTAATGTAATCTATAGACAAAAGCCTGATAATACCTCTCTAGAAGGATGCCCTGTTATTTATGAGTACCCTGCTGAGGTTCCAATGCGAGGTGCTTATAAGATAGGGTATGATCCTTATAGACAAGATAAAGGTTCCTCTTTAGCTGCTGTTTATGTGTATAAGTCAGTTATTATTGGAGATAGAACTAAGAGAATAATTGTAGCAGAATATGTTGGTAGACCTGGAGAAGCAGATGATGTAAACTACATTTGTAGATTATTTGCTGAACTGTATAACACAACTATAATGCATGAAAATGAGGTAACCCATGTAAAGGATTACTTCAGAAGAAGAAAACAATTACACTATCTAGCTTATCAACCTGATGAAGTTATAAAGAAGAATGTGAAGAACTCTAAAGTTAGTAGACTTTATGGTTGTCACATGATAGACCAACTTAAAGATGCAGGTGAAAAGTATATCAAATCTTGGTTGTTAGAAGTACTTGATTTTGATGATGAAGGAATGCCTATCAGAGCTTTAGACCAAATATATTCAATAGGACTCTTAGAAGAACTAATTGGGTATAACAGAAAAGGAAACTTTGATAGGGTTATGGCACTTATGCAAGTGATGTTTCAAGACCAAGAAGATCTACATGGAAAAGAGTATGAACCTAAGTCAAGAGGGAATGCCAAGGCAAAACAGCTATTAGCCATGATGGACACTATGTATGTAAAAAATAATGCCAGAAACTTGACACAAAGATTAAATTAATTACTACTTTTGTAAATACTTATCTTAAGAAAAATGAATCAACCTGTTACCCAACCCAAATCCTATTCTACTGAGAGACTTAGTAGAAGAGAGAAGGAAGACAATAATTTCCTATGGTATAGAGAAAAGATTGACATGTATGATACCAAGGCCAACTTCTTATCTATTGGATATGGAGGGGTTAATGAGTATAAGAGAATGAGAGTTAACTATGATTTATTTAATAACATTGTTGACTTATCTGACTTTGCTTATGTAGCTACACCTTATGGTTCAGAGATGGGAGAACTTCCAGCTCAAATGGTAAACAGAGATATTTGTTCTTATAGAATAAAGGCTCTACTTGGTATGGAAATGAAAAGACCTTTTGGTTATAGAGTAATTGCTACCAACAAAGAAGCTTCAAATAGAAAAGTAGAAGTAGAAACTGATAAGATAAGACAATATGTAGTAGAGACTGTAATGGCCCCTATTAAACAACAAAAAGAAGCAGAATACCAAGCTCAGATAAAAGGAAGAAAACTTACTGAGCAAGAGATGCAAGAAATGCAATCTAAAATGGAATCTGAAATAGAGCAAATGACTCCTGATAAAGTCAGAGCTTACATGAAAAGAGACCACAGAGACCCTTCTGAAGTACAAGGTCAACAACTTCTTAACTACTTGATAAAAAAATTAGATGTTAAAAAGAAGTTTAACAATGGTTGGAAACATGGATTAATTGCAGCTTATGAAATTTATTGGCTAGGTATAGTCAATGGAGAACCTGCAATGAAAGTTGTAAACCCTGTTAGATTTTCTTGTGATAAAGCTTCAGACCTTGACTACATTGAACAAGGAGAGTGGGCAGCTGCAGAATACAGAATGCACCCTTCTCAAATTGTACAAACCTTTGACTTAGATGATAAAGAAATAGATACTCTTTGGAGAAACTATAATCACCATATTACTCAAAGAGTTCATGATAACTTATTTAACTTTGATGAGTATCTTACTTATGAAGATAAAAACTCTATCAGAGTTATCCATTGTGTATTTAAAGGCCTTAGAAAAATAGGTTGGTTAGATTACATGGATGAAGATGGAGTTCTTCAAACTAAGTTTATGGTTGATGAAGCATACAAGCTTAATAAAGCTATGGGTGATATTAAAGTTACCTGGGAATGGATTCCTGAAGTATATGAAGGATACAAAATTGGTATGCATATCTACAAAGAGATGAGACCTATTCCAGGACAGTTTAAAGATCCTGATAATATTTACAAATGCCACTTACCTTATTATGGTGCTATATATGATAATGTAAACTCTCAACCTACATCTGTAATGGATAGAATGAAAGTTTACCAGTATTACTATAACATAGTAATGTACAGATTAGAATTACTCTTGGCTTCAGATAAAGGTAAAAAGATATTAATGAATATCAATGCTATTCCTACTGATTCCGGAATAGATCTTAAGAAATGGCAATATTTCTTTGAGAGTACTCCTTTTATGTGGTACAACCCTGATGAAGAAGGAATGAATCAAAGTGATGTAAACACTATTGCTAAAACACTAGACCTTTCATTAGCTTCTGATATTCAGAAGTATATTGGACTTGCTGATTACCTAGAACAAAAATGTGGTAAAGCAGTTGGTATTACAGACCCTGTATTAGGTCAGACTTCTGTATCTGAAAGAGTTACTAATAACCAACAGAACTTAGTTCAGACTTCACACATGCTTGAACCTTACTTTGACTTACATAACTGCATTAAAAGAAATGTACTTCAAGGACTTCTTGATATTGCTAAAGTGGCTTATGCTACTTCAGACAAAAGACAGATTTCTTATATCTTAGATGATATGTCTGCAGAAATGTTGCAGATGGATATTAACCTATTAGATGAAAGTACTTTAGGTTTATTCATGGAAGACTCTTCTATGTCAGAAGAAATTAAACAGACTATCCAACAACTTGCTCATGCTGCAATGCAGAATCAAAAAATTGAATTGTCTGATGTACTTAAAGTTATCAAACAAGACTCTATACAAGAAGCTGAAGAAGCATTACTTGTATCTGAAGAAATAAGAGCAGAAAGAGAACAAGCTAATGCACAAGCTCAAGAAAAAGCTAAAGCTGAGGCAGCTCAGAAAGAGAGAGACCATGAAAAAGAATCTTGGCAACATGAAGCTGATATGATTACTTTAAAAGCTAAAGAAGACAGAGAAACTAAAGTACAAGTACAAGCTATGTTGTCTATGGGATTTGATCCTAACAAAGATGAAGATAATGATGGTATACCTGATGTTCTTGAAGTAGCTAAACATGGAGTAGATGCTCAAATACAAATGGCTAGAGAAGCCAGAGAGAATAGAAAACTAGACTTTCAGATAGTAGATGCTAAAGAAAAGAATAAACTTAAAGCAAAAGAATTAGCTCAAAAGGGAGCAACTTCTAAATAAAAGCTATTACATTTTAAATGATAAGACTTCATTTTGAATATGTAATATATTAAATAATTAAACTTAAATTTGTCACAATTATGAGTGGAACAGAGAAAACCATTGACCAATTTGCAGGCTGGGAAGATACTTCACAGCAACATGATTTCTTCGGAGAAACTAATTTAGTAGAAGATGTTGTTACTACAGTAGAAAAAGATGATGTAGTAGATCCTATTAAAAAAGCTGAAGAAGAAACTAAAGCAAAAGAAGAACAGGAACTTATTGATGATCAGTTCAAAGATTTCAGTCCTGTATCTAAAGTATCATCTGAAGAGGATGATGATAATGAAGATGATGATTCTTCAAAACAAGGAGAACCTGCATCAGTAGTAAGTCCTAAAACTACTTTAGCTTTCTTGAAAGAGAGAGGCCTTGTAGATTATGAACTAGAAGAAGGCCAAGAACTTTCTGATGAAGATGCTGACAATCTGTTAGAAGACAGTTGGGAAAAATCAGTAGAAGCTGAAGTTGAAGCTACTATTAAAGAGTTACCTGATGAATTAAAGCAATTAATTAAGTTTGCTTCTAATGGAGGTAATGTTGGAGAACTGTTAGGTAAAATGGTTCAACATGCTACTTCAGGTATCAATAAGAACAGTGACATTTCAGATGAAAATGTTCAAATTCTTGCAGTAACAATGGACTTAAGAAGTCAAGGTTATGACCAAGAGTATATAGACTCTCAAGTTGAGTTCTTAAAAACTAGTGGAAAATTAGAAACTATTTCTGAAAAAGCTTTTAATAAGATTTTGACAGAACAAGAAACTGAAACTGCTGGACAAGTTCAAAGACAGAAAGATGCTCTTGACTATAGAAAGAAACAAGCTAGAGATTACAAGACTAATATTACTAGTCATATTAATAGCTTAGAAGAAATGGGTGGGTTGCCAATCTCTAAACAAGATAAAACAATTCTTCCAACTTACATTTCAGAACCAACTGTAGAATTACAAGATGGTAGAGTAGTAAGTGAAATGCAAGCAGACCTGTTTAAAGTTATGGCAGATAAAGACAAGATTGTCTTACTTGCTAAACTTTTGAAATCAGACTTTGATTTTAGTGCTATTGAGAGAAAGAAACAAACTCAAGCAGCAAGAGGTATCAGAGATGAGGTTCAAAGAGCAGACAAAACACAGAGAATTTCAAATTCAGGGGGAGGTCAAAAACCCAATAAGAAGGCTATCTGGGATATGATAGACTAGTTTTTTAATCAATTAATTATTAACTTTAAATTAAATCAAAATGGCTACATTAGGAAGCAAGCTTCTCGTAAAAGAGATGGAGTGGAATGCCAACATGACTGAGCAATCTCACTTAGGTGCTGCTCTGATTGCTAAACCACACCGTATTTTAGGAGAAATGGACAAGCTGTTCTCAGCTCAAAATTACTATTCTGATAATCCAATGTCTTCTTTGTTGATGGGTAATTCCAAAACAGAAGAAACTATTGGTAACACAGAATGGGAATGGGAATTAAAAGGTGCAAACACTAGACCTCTAGTTGTTGTAGAGAATGTTGAAGCTCAAGGTAACTTGACTCCAGGAAAATTCAAAAAGACTTTCAAGATTAAACTTGATGAGAACTGGTACTTACCAGGAGATGTTATTATGCCAGGTACTTCTAACAAGAAATACCAAGTGCGTATTCAAAATCAAGGTGTTAAACATGGTGATGGAACAGTTTACACTGTAAGAATGAATTCAGATGATCCACAAGCATTTATGCCTGTTAAGTATTTGAAGCCAGGACAACAATGGGGTAAATTATTCTCTCAATATGAGGAAGCTGCTGAGCAATCAGGTTCAACTGTATTCAGTTTGCCAATTGCTTTCAGAAACAGAATGTCAAAATACCGTAAAGAATACAGAATTACTGACTATGCTTCTACTGAAGTATTAGCTGTAGCTATTCCTGATTCTAAAGGTGCTTATCATAATTCATGGATGCGTTATGCTGAAGTTGAATATTGGCAACAATGGTACAGAGAAGTAGAACGTGGATATTGGTATTCAAGATCTGCAGATACTGTATTAGGAGCTAATGGAAGACCAGTAAGAATGGGTCCTGGAATCCAAGAACAATTAGAAGATTCACATCAGCACAGATATTCTCACTTAACTGCTAAGTTAATTGAAGAGTACTTGCAAGATATTTTCTATTCAAGAGTTAAACCAGGTGCTGGAAGACAAGTTAAAGGTTTCACAGGAGAGTATGGTATGTTACAATTCCACAGAGCTATCCAAGATTGGCAAAACAAATCAGGTTTCATTAAGAATATTGAGGTGTACACTAACAAAGTTACAAGCACTTTAAATACTAATGCACTTGAAGCAGGTTACCAATTTGTGAAATACAACATGGCAAATGGTGCATCTCTTGAGTTAATCCACAATCCTCTTTATGATGATAGAGAGATTAACTTTGAAATTGATGAAGTTACAGGTTTCCCAATTGAGTCTCAAAGAATTACATTCTTAGACTTCTCAGGAGAAGCTAAAAACTCTAACATCAAAATCATGAACAAGAAAGATGGTTTTGCCTTTACTTATGTTGAAGGTATGTATGGCCCTTATGGTCCTAAAAATGGTGGTTCTTCTGCACACTCTGGTTCTTACTATGAAATGCATGTTGAAAAATCATGTGGTATCCATATCCATGACATCACTAAATGTGGAGAATTAATCTTGTCTCGTAACTAAGATTCTATATAACTACTAAAAAGCTCCTCTAACACAGGAGCTTTTGGTGGTAAAGGGAAAAAAGATTCCCTAAAATAAGTTCATTAATTTAAAGAGAAAAAATTATGAGTTCAGTAAAAGTTGAAGTCAGACCTATTGAGGCTAAGAGATGGCACAATAAAACAGGTCAAGAGTCTTTCACAAGACCAAAGAAAATTCAAGCATTAGTTGATGCAACTACTATGAAGTATGCTACAGGGTTAACCCCAGCAGAAGTCAAAGAGTTAATCACTAAGAAAAATGTAAGTTATGATTTAACAGACAATTATAACTCAGACAGTCCTCACCCATTTTGGGATTCTAACATGACAGTTATTAAACTAGAGAACAATACAATGTTCTTTGACGTAGATAACCCTTTAGATTTCATTAAAGTGAGAATAATGAAAGCTAGTAAGTATGTTGCTAATTCAATGGCAGAGTATGATCTAGGAGCATGGCCAGAAGCAACCCATGTTATTTTTGATGAAGCAGAACAAGCATCTGTTTTAGCAAGTAAAGTAGAACAAAGAAACACTGCTGTTATTGAATCTTCTAAATTAAGTTTAGACAGAAAGATACAATTGATACTTGTGTTAGGTGGTAAAAATATGAAGAATCAATCTGCAGATTTTGTAGCTGTAGAACTAGATAAGATTATTCAAAAAGATCCAGCAGAGTTCTTAAGGTTCTTGAATATGGATAAGAAACAAACAGCAGCACATGCTCTTGTTTTAGAAGCATTACAAAAATCAGTATTAAGAAGAGATGGTCAAAGAATCTTCCACATGGATTCTCCATTAGGGATTGATGAAATAGAGGTTGCTGAATACCTTTCAAAAGAAGAAAATCAGGATATTAAGTTAATGATATTGTCTAAAATTAATAACTAAGAGTCATGCTTACAAGGGAGATGCATTATGACTTCAAACAGAAGTTTAACAAAATTGATAGCCAAAAGAACAGGAATTTTCTTGTTCCGGAAATTGATTGGCTTTTAAATGAAGCTGCTGAACTGTTTGTAAAGAAAGTTGCAGAACCTAAGACTGACAATGGACTTGGTTTTGAATCTAGTCAAAGAATCATTGATGATATTAAGAGTATTGTTAAACCTGGGACTTGGGTTCCAGTAGTTAATAACATAATCTCTTTACCTTCAGACTACTTATACTTTATAAGATGTAGAGTTAAGTTGTCTAAAAAAAATTGCAAAGACCAAGAAGCTGTGCTCTACATTAGAGAGCACAGAGACTTGTTTGAAGAAAGTACATTTTATAATGGGAATTTTGAATGGAGAGAAGTTAATGGTGTTTATATAGACCAGGGTATTCAATCCTTTACAGATGGAACATTTACAATAGACCAAGCAAAGTTGACATATATTCGCAAGTGGCCTTACTTCCACAATGCCCAGGATTTTGGTGCAGGAAGTTATAACCACCCCTCAGGTGTAACCTTAACAGGTACTGTTCAGTGTGACCTCCCTGCACAAACCCATAGGGAAATTGTGGATATAGCAGTGATGCTTGCAGCAAGTGAAGTGCAAACTTCAGACTTACAAGTGAAAGCTAGTAAGTTAGGTTTTAATCAGATTGTTTAACAAAAAAAATTAGAAATTATGAGTAATCGTAACAATGACGTTTTTAGAGTGTTGCCAGTTACTAACTGTACACTTTTACCAGATGGTGGTCAAGTTGAAAATCTAGCAATAGGTCAATTAGGTGCATTTGATGCAGCTACTAACTTATCTATAGATCCTACAACTAATCCAATGCCAAAAGAAATTTATTTTGCTTTGGCTTACCAAACTGATGCAGGAACTACTGACTACAGAACTTCTGCAGGTCAAGTGATTCAAAGACAAGGTGTAACAGGTTTTACTGAACAACTTTGTACTACAGGAGCACCTATGAAAGTGACTGTTGGAAATTTCAAAGCTGAGTGTGATACTGAGTATGGAATTAGAGTTGAATTCCGTAATGCAAAAATTAGCAGAATCCAAGGTTTTAACCAATTTAGCAAAGCTTACATGGTTACAACTCCTTGCTGTGATGATTGTACTGAAGGATGTGGAACTTTAGATGCTAATGTATTGTCACAATTATTTGTGGCTAACATTAACGCTGACATTTCAGGTTTACTAGTAGCTCAGTTTGTTGCAAGACAACCTTTAACTACTGTAACTCATGGGACTTCTCAAAACTATACTACAGGACAAGTAATGTTGCCAGCTGATGTTGCACAATTAATTGTGTTTAACTCTACTGCTTTACCTGCTGCTTTAGTTTTTGCTGATTTCCAATTAGTAAGTCAACCACTTTCTATTGGTTCATTCTGCCAAGTAAACTTACACTACTACAAATTGTTAGAAACAGTTTTAATTGTTTCTTTAATTGAAGGTTTTGGATGTTCAGGAGCTACTACTGTTAATCAGTATCCTACTTATGCACAAGGTACAGGTATCAACATTCAACAAAAGGAGTATCATGCTTCAGGTTGGGCTGGTTCAGGACCTTACAAA